AAGTATCAGGCAAGGTGCGCTTGAGGACAGAAGCATGTACCAAATATATCAGCAATTTGTAATTGAGCATTTTGTAAATCCAATATTTCAATCTTGGTTAGAAATGGCTATATCAACAGGCTACATTAATTTGCCAATGGGTAAATTTAATAAATTCTCTCAATCTGTAAATTTTATTCCTAGATCGTTCGCTTGGATTGATCCTTTAAAAGAAATGCAGGCTAATGTTATAGGTTTACAAAATGGAACTATGACTTATGCAGATATATCTGCTAGCTATGGTAGAGATACAGAAGAATTATTTGAACAGCACCAAAAAGAAATAGAACTAGCTAAACAGTATGGAATAGAGTTAGCTTATCAACCATTTGGTCAAAAAAACCCAGTAGATGCAAAAATACAGGGTGGAGAAGATGACGATGCCTAATCCAAATACAGGAATGAAAGATGAGGCGCAAAAAGGTATAGATTGGCGTGAAGAATTTGGACGTGGCGGAACTAGAGTCGGAGCTGTAAGAGCAAGGCAAATAGTTAATGGTGAAAACTTATCAGATGATACTGTAAAAAGAATGTACAGCTTCTTTAGTAGACATGAAGTAGATAAACAGGCTGAAGGATTTAGTAGTGGTGAAGATGGCTACCCTTCTAATGGAAGAATAGCCTGGGCGTTATGGGGTGGAGATGCAGGATTCAGTTGGTCAAAAAGATTGGTGGAACAAATGAAAAAGGAAGATGATAGAGCTATGCCAATTCATTAAAAATTGGTGATTTTGTTAGTTGGAATAGCGCTGGTGGCAGAGCTAAAGGAAAAATAATAAAGATTGAAAGAGATGGAAAGATAGATGTACCTAATACAGATTTTAGTATTACTGGTACTGAAGACGATCCTGCGGCCTTAATACAAGTTTATAGAAGTGGTGAGCCTACAGATGTTGAAGTAGGTCATAAATTTAGCACTTTAACAAAGATTAATCCCATAAGGGATTTTAACGATTTCAATTCTAACGAATTGGAAAAACATCCTTTACTAAAAGGTAAAGAGGAGAAAACTATGAATAAAGAAGATAGACATATCCTCAATGTAACAGAAACAGACGATACTGTAGTGGTTGAGTTTGCGAAGCATGAGGGTGTAGAACATGAAGGCGAAGAAGTAGAAATGACTGAAGAAGTCTCTATGATTGATGAAGAAGATAAAGAAAGAAATGTAATTGATATGCCTATTAAATATAGAACTATTGATTTATCTAAACATTCTTATCTTGATGAAGAAAATCGTACAGTAAAAATTGGTGTTTCTTCTGAAGAACCTGTTGAAAGAAGTTTTGGCATGGAAGTGCTAGGACATTCTGAAGGCGATATAAACATGGAGTTTATAGCGTCAGGGCGCGCACCCTTACTCTTAGATCATGACATGACTAAGCAAATAGGCGTAATTGAAGAATTTAAACTTGACGAAACTGCAAAAAGGACAACAGCAGTAGTTCGCTTTGGAAAAAGTGAATTAGCGCGTGAAGTATACGAGGATGTAAAAGATGGTATAAGAATGAATATATCTGTTGGATACAGAGTCGATAAACTAAGCAGAATGGACAAAGACGATGAGACTTATTACAAGGCGCAATGGACACCAATGGAAGTATCTTCTGTAAGTGTTCCAGCAGACCAGTCAAGGCTTGTCGGAGTTGGACGTTCTAAAGATAAACAAACATTAAACACAAAGGTTAAAATAATGGAAAACGAAAAACAAGAAATTAATCTTGATGAAGTTAGAACTCAAAGTGTGGATGAAGCTAGAAAAGAATTCCAAAAGAATTCAAAAGAGATCATTGATCTTGGCGCAAGACACAATAAAAGAGATTTAGCTAATCAAGCTATAAAAGATGGTGCTTCTGTTGAAGAATTTAGAGGTGTNTTATTAGAAAATATTTCTAACAANACTCCTTTAGAAACTCCTTCAGAGATTGGAATGACTGAAAAAGAAGTAAGAGAATTCTCACTAGTGAGAGCTATCAANGCTTTAGCAAACCCAACAGANAGACGNGCGCAAGAAGCTGCTGCATTTGAATTTGAATGTTCAAACGAAGCTGCAAGACAGCAAGGCAAATCTGCTCAAGGTATTATGATGCCTTCAGACATGCTTAGATCATGGGTTAAAAGAGACTTAAACACATCTGATGATGCAGCTTTAGTAGCTCAAGACTACAGAGGTGGAGATTTTATTGATGTATTAAGAAACAAATCTTCAGTAATGCAAGCTGGTGCTACTATGCTTAGAGGATTACAAGGAAATGTTGTAATACCTAAGAAAACTGCTGCTTCTGCTGCTGCTTGGATAGCAACTGAAGGTGGTAATAGTGGTGAGAGTGAGTTTACAGTTGGATCAGTAACTATGTCTCCTAAAGTAATTGGTGGACATACTGAAATGACTAGACTTATGCTTCAGCAATCTAGCTTAGATGTTGAAAACCTAGTAAGAAATGATTTATCAGAAGCTATTGCTACTGCTATTGATTTAGGTGCTTTAGCTGGTAGCGGTTCTTCAGGACAGCCAACTGGTGTTTCTGCAACTTCAGGTATTAACACAACAACATTTGCTGCTGCTGTACCTACATTTGCTGAACTAGTAGCTATGGAAAGTGCTGTTTCTGCTGATAATGCATTACAAGGTAACTTAAGATATATTGCTAAACCTTCAGATTGGGGTAACCTAAAAACTGTAGATAAGGCTTCTAACTTTGGTCAAATGATAGTTGGTAATGATGGTCAAATTAATGGCTATGATGTTATCAGATCAAACCAAGTTACTGCTGGTGATTATTACTTTGGTAACTTTGCAGATTTATTAATTGGTCTTTATGGATCACTTGATATTACTGTTGATCCTTATACTCATTCAAAATCTGGAACAATCAGAGTGGTTGCGCTTCAGACTTGCGATGTAGCTGTAAGACATGCAGTATCTTTCTGTAAATCAAGCGACTAATTAGTCAATGCTTAAATGGAATGGTGGGGGAAACTCCACCATCTTAAATATGAAAAATTACTTAATATTAAAAGACACTATGGCAGCAGGGCAAAAAGTTGTTGCTGGCGATATTGTTGAACTGAATGAAGATATTGGAAATCAGTTAGTGGGCTACCATAAAGCTGAAGAAACATCTAAAAAACCTAAAACTAAAAATTCTAACAGAAGTGTTGGTTTAGAAACCTCAGAGGTTACAGCTCCTAAGAAAAGAGCTAAAAAATAAATCATGCCAATGGAATTTGATAGAGATTTTGATGGCTATCTACAAGATAGTCATGGAAGCGCTGGTATTGCGGTAACTTACACACCTACAGGCGGATCAGCGACAGTTATTAACATAATCTTAAATCAAGAATATTTAGACATTGATACAGCAGGTTTATCTATGCAGGGTTATCAGCCAGTAGCTATGACCAAAACAACTGATATACCAAGTATTGCTTTTGGAGATGCTTTGGTAGCTCCAGCTATAAAAACTTTAAGTGGTACTACTATTAAAGCAGCAACCACTTATAAGGTTGTAAATTTTGAACATGATAACGTAGGCATTACATCTCTTATTCTTGAGGTTCAATAATGGCAAATCATGTTAGGCAACAGGTCAGAGAATACTTTGGCGCTACACTTAATAATTTAACAACTACAGGAACTAATGTTTTTGAATCAAGAGTTTATACATTACAAGACAATATAGTTCCCTGTTTAGTTATATACACAAAATCAGAAACTTCCGAGCCTATTGTTATAGGAACTGATAGACTTATGAGTAGAGAATTATCAGTAGTTGTAGAAGGATATGTAAAAGCTACTAGCAACTTCGATGATACTATTGATACAATAAGCAAAGAGGTTGAAGAAGCTATTGCTGCTAATACAACTCTAGGTGGATTAGCTAAAGACTGNTACCTAGAAAGTACAGAAATAGAATTTAACGCGGAAGGAGAAAAGCCTTTAGGGTATGTTTCCCTTACATTTTTAACCAACTACTATGTCAAGGAAAATAATCCTGATATAGCAGTTTAACAGGAGAATAATTATGAAAATGATTAGTCCAAATGGTAAAAGTTCTATAGATGCTCACCCAACAAGCGTTGAGTACCTAAAAGAAAAGGGTTGGAAAGAAGAAGCAGCCCAAACAATAAAATCTTCTTCAAAAAAAATAACTAAAAACGAGGAATAAAAAATGGCAACACATTTAGGAAAAGAGGGAACTGTACAAGTTGGCTCAAACTCCATCGCTGAAATTAGAAGTTTTAGTATAGATGAAACAGTTGATACTGTTGAAGATACTTCAATGGGAGATGCTTCAAAAACATACTTAGCTTCTATTAAAGACTTTAGTGGTTCAGTTGATGTAATTTATGATGAAACTGATACGAATGGACAAGTAGCTTTAGCTGTAGGTGCAACAGTAACATTAAATTTTGCGCCTGAAGGAGCTGCTACTGGAGATGTTAAACTTACTGGAAACGCTATTGTTACTAGTAAATCAATATCATCATCATTTGATGGATTGGTTGAAGCATCAATTTCAGTACAGGGTACAGGTGGCTTAACTACAACTACATATTAACCATGAAAGCTATAGAGAGAGCTAAAGCGCATTTTGCAGAGCAAGATGTAAAGGTAATCGAAGTTGCTGAGTGGGGTGAAGATGATAAACCCTTAAAAATATACTCTAAGCCATTAACGCTAGCTGAGACTTCTAAACTTTATAAAATGAGTAAAGAAGATGATCTNACNATGATGGCTTATGTATTAATTTATAAAGCACTTGATGAAAATGGAGATAAATTATTTGATTTAAGCGATAAAAACGCTTTTTTAAATAATGTAGATCGTGAAATATTAGTAGATGTCGCAACACAAATAATGGGACAAGAATCTATTGAGAACACGAAAAAAAACTAACAGAGGATACTAATTTATATGTGCAATATGCACTAGCTGAAAAACTTGGAAAAACCTTAGAGGAACTTCAAGAAATTAGTGTCCAAGAATATCAAGGATGGATA